GAGTAGGCTCAGATATTTTGATATCAGAAACCTCGTTAATTTCTTGAGGAGCAACGGCCACATCTACTAGATTGCCGTTTTCGTCAAGTGTCTTGCGTGCAACTTTTGCCATGGTTATTTATTTTGGTTTGTACAAATATACATAAAAAGAAAACCCCCTCACAAATGTGAAGGGGCTCTTTATCAAGTGAGTTCTAATTACTTAGAAACTTTGATGTACTGATTAGCACCAAACAATTGGATACCGCAGTAAGACATGTGGTGTACGTTCAATTCCATCTTGTCAGAAGTTGGAACTTTAGCGAGAGCACCAGTTTCCCAAACCTTGATTTCTTTTCCGGGCTCAACCTCATTGTAAACAATGCGGAGAGAAGGAACTTTATCACCAGTTTGAGCGTCACGACCATCTTTCATTGGGATAAGAAGACCGCTTTCTTTGTAGTATTCAGTTGAAGGAGCAACTCCGTAAACTGCTTCAGCATTGAATGGCAAGTATTTCTTCAAGTGGAAGGTAACGCCATCGATTTTGATTGAATCAAAACCATACTTAACAGCAACTTCGCTAGAACCACCAACAGATGCCCACATGATAGCACCGTTCTGATACTTAGTGAACAAAGCATCGTCAACTACGCTTCTGAGGTAAGAATCCATCAAGAAATGGTATTCTTGAGCACCACCATTGAAATCAGAAAGACGAGCAAGGGCATGGAAATCATCGATAGTGAATCCAGAAGAACCTGCATTCCACTGATAAGTTTGACCACCAGCTTCAACTTGCGGAATCAAACCAGTAGAACCTTGAGCGCCATAAGGCTTACCGAACATCAATTTGAATTCTTTGTTGTTCATGAAACGTCTTACAGCCTCATCCAAACCTTTGTAGGTGTAGAAAGGTTGTCCGTTTACTTCAAACCACAATTCTTCAATCTTAGCACGGTCAGTGATGGTGAAATCTTCACGGATTTCAGTTGTGTAGAAAGTCTTCTCTTCGATAAGTCCAGACAATGTATCGAACTTAGTAGAAGCTTCACCAGCTTCAGAGATTCCACGGAAAACCAAGAAATCATTAGCAGCTATAGCTGTACTGATTTGAACTGTAGAATCCAAAGGAACGATAGTGCAAGTATTGTAGTCTGTAACGCCAGTAATTTTATACTGCTTTGCGTCTTTAGCGTTTTCAATAACCTCACCTACACGAAGTGGACTTCTTGAAGAACTAACTGAAGAGTTGTCTATATCGATTACTGCAGAAGCACCAGCAGATGCACCACCAGAAACGATAGCAGATACTTTTACGTTAGCGTGAAGTTTACCTAAACTTTCGAAGTGTCCGAACTTTTTAGAAGGAACTGTAGCTTTCATACCCAAAGCTTCAAGCAATTGAGCATAGTTTTGAGCGCCATACTTCTCAATGAATTGAGGATAGTACTGAGGCTTCAGAATTGAAAGGTCAGAAACGAATTGCCTATTAACTGGAACCGTTACTGAACCGGGTTGTAAAACTGGCATAGTAAGTTATTTTTTTATTGTTATTAAAGTCTAAACATTGTATTTACCATCTCATCATAGTCACTCATGTTAGCAGCCGATGAAGGTCTTGGCTGATTACTATAGTCGATGTTCTTCATGTTTTTTAGGATATCTGCCTTTGCCTTAGACACAGCCTGTGTCACCATTGCATTGACAATTTTATCCCGATTTTGCAGGAAGTATACATCTTCTGCCAACTGCTTGGTATCGTACTTTCCATCCTTGAAGTAACGATTACCATAGAACCCCTCCAAATCAAAGTCATTTAAGACTCCTTGAAGCGCAGCTTTGTCTTCTTGTGTTAGGTTATATTTACCGTCAAACTGGACATCCTCGTCCTTGTAATTGACGCTAAAACCATCGAAGTTCTTGAGACCTTCATCGATACTCTGTGTGAATACCTTTCTTGCCTCAAGATACGCTGCTTGCTGTTCTTCCTGTTGCTTTGCCAGAATCTGACTAATTGCATCATCCGAAACCGGTTGTTGACTAGCCTGTTGAATCTGACTAAGTATATCTGGAAAATCAATGTCTTGTTTCATTTCGCTCAAACTGTCCTTTGCATCACGAACCAACTTTTTCATCTCTCTGTTGAGCGCCTTTTGTTCTTTATCCATTTGCTTTTTAGCCTGAGCAATTTCCTCTTCGGACATCATATCCTCGTCAATCTTGTTTTCAACCTTATATTTGGCGTTGAACTCTTCCTCAATTTCATCCGGAGTTAAGTCAGGATATTGATAAGCCATATGTAGCTTAATCACATCCTCATCACTCATACCATCCAAATTTGAAAGAACTTTTTGTTCATAAAGCATATCAGCTAAATCTGATATATCCTTATTCACTAATTTATCGTAAACCGTCTTTGCGAAATCATTGTTCCACTCGAACGATTTTACTTCTGGTTGTTGAACATCACTCTTACTTGGTTCAGCTTTTGCTGGTTCAGTTGTTTGTGGTTCATTTACTGTTGGCTCCGTAGCAGTTGTCTGCTGTGGTTCTGCCGTAGATGCTTGTGGTTCACTTTGAGCTGGCTCAGTTGTTACTGGTTCAGCTGTTGTCTGTGGTTGTGCATTTGATTCTGTCACATAACCATTTGCATCAAATGGATTGAATGTTGCTTCTGACATGCTTGATTGTTTTTACAAAGATATAAATATTTATGCTTCAGTTTGTTGCATCTGTTGCTCCTGCGCTGCTTGAGCCTGCATCATCTGTGCTTGCTCTTCCATTTGTTTCTTTTGGAAGAATGAAGCAACGATTTGCTGAATCTCTGGACTAAGTGGTTTACCTAGCTCAAAAGATTTCAAGAGTGCGATTTGTACAAACTCCTGTTCTGCTATGCTTTGCTTCATAGACATTTCAGTTTGCACAACAGCAAGCTTTCCTTGACTCTGCAATTGCTCTAGTTGAGCATCTGCCTGTGCTTTTGCTGCAATAGACTGTTGCTGCACCTGAGCATTCATTTCTGAATTCTGCCTAGCCTTATCAATGTCTTCTTTCTGCTTACGCTTTTTAGCCTTAGCAAGGTACATTTCAGCAAGCTTGGTATTCTTGATGCTTCTTACTCTAAATGCATCTTCAAAATCTATAATACCTGCAGACAGCGATGTCTGAATCATAGCTTCTACAAATGCCTTTTCTTTATCGTCAGGCATAATGTCTATTCTAATATCAAACACCTTGCCTTCTACATCTTTAGGACTTAAGTATTCACGGTATTGTTGACCACCGTAAAGAACTGAATCGTACAGCAAGAGTGCAATTTTATTAGCAGTCTGCTGGTATATAGACATGTATGAATCGTAAATAAAATCTGTAGCATTGTTAGATGCTGCAATCTGAGCCTGCTGTACACCAAGTCCAATCTTTGGATTTACAGTAGCACCTTCTCTATATTCGTTTACTCCGATTTCATCACGAAGTCTTTCAAGGTAATGATTATACACGCTAATCAATTCCTGCAATTGACCAATGCTTGAACTGTTTGGAGCTTCTGCAATTGGAAGTCCGTTTACATTGTCTCCATCGTCTGTTCTTCTTCTATAGTAGATATTACCAGTTTGGTCGTATATCTTCTGAATCTCTAACGGACTGATATTTTTACCTTGACCAAGACTGATATCTGAAAGTGAGTCAATGTCAATAATCAAACCGGATGGTCTGAGTTTTGCAATCAACTGCTGAATCTTGAGGTGAGCCAGTGTCATCTGACGAATAGATGTTTCCATCCTTTCAGGTAGCGCCATGTTAAGCAAATCCAAATTTTCATACATGTATACGCTGTAGCTAAAGTGAACGTCAGAAACTTCTTTAGCCGTATTTGGCTTAATCATGTTCTTAGCTACCCCCCACTCAAGCATGATATCTGTTCCCATCACATATACGCCATGATAAATAACGTACATGTCCTTTTTGATGAGTTCTTTATTTTCGCCAAGTCTTTGTGGCTCTCTTTCTTTCTTCTCTACAATAAGATTACCAAACCTATTTGTTTTTGCTTGGTAAATCATGGTAT